TAAAGCATCTCAGTATTCTCCTACAGAGAGAATGCGTATATCTGAGGCTGCTGTTAATGGTCGTAATCAATTAGGACCTGCTGTGGTTAATAAGCAAGTTATGGCTGCAGCTTATAGTGCTATCCTGGCTAATGGTGGTAAAGATACTTTCTTTGTTAAAGGTGGTCGTGGTAAAACACAGGGTACTTATAAAATATCAATTAAGGCGAAGAATAAGAAATCTGATAGAGAACATCAAAGAAATATGGGAAGAGCGCAGATTGGATTAGCCTCTGACCCTCTAGATGAACTTGGATTAAAAGGCAATAAGCTTTGGTTTAAAGAAATGTGGAAAGCTCATTTTGATGTTGAATCTGTTGAAAAGTTACGCGGAAAGGGTAAGAAGCCTGAGAAATTAGAGCAGGATGAATTTGATAAAATCTTTCATGGTGATATCTTAGAATCCGATGCCATTCGTGATGGTATCTTAGGTAATATGACTAAAATTAATAAAGCTTATTGGGGTCGTAATTGGACTGCTGGTCGTAAGCTTAATATGAATGAGATACTTGACCTTGGGGGAGCAATTGCAGATGTGCCCCTTAAAGCACAGGAAACATCCTTCTTAGCTCGTACAGGCAAGTTATTACATGGCTTAGATTGGTCTGATTCTATATTTGGCAAGATTAATAAGGACGCATTAAGAAAAGTTTATGCTGACCATGAAGCTATAGTTGGTCAATATGATTGGTTGAAGAATTTACTTGGTCGCCCTACTATGAGGGTAAAGAAAAATGTTTATGTAGAAAATGTATTAGAATATGATTTATGGACTAATCAAGGCATTAATAGTACTGCTGCTAGTAAAAGTAAATTTTTAGCTGCTATTAAAGGCACTACTTATGGAACAACAGTCCGCGATAATAAAAGCAAATATTTTGGAGAAAAGGGTAAATCTATTAATTTAGGCGGACCAAGAGAGAAAATGGCTCGTCGTGATTTATTAATGGAATTTAATGCTCAGGCTGAAGAGTTTGTTGTAAAGGATATGTCAGATTTGGCTAGTACTTTTAATATCTCTAAAATAGCAGATGTTTTAGAAAAAACCAAAGATGTTGTGTTTACTGACAAGGAATATACCCTAGAAGAAGCTGTATCCCGTATTCATAATGAAGTTGATAGGCTAAAAATTCATTCTTACTTAATGGCAAGAGATAGAAAGAGTGTTGAACGTCATCTAGAGGAAAGTAAAAAACTTATAAATAAGGAAGATGCAAAAGAATGGGCCCAATTAGAAGATTGGTATAATGAGCATTATGGTCTTAAGCCAAAGTCTAAAAAGACACTTAGAGATATGGGTGATGAGCCTACTGCAGAAATGGACCAAAATCAAGTTGATATGGCTATGACAACTTTCAAGGCAAGACTTACTCCAGGCGGCAAAGCTCTATTTGACCAGCTAATGTTAGGTTCCTTGAATCGTGGTAATATGGAAGCTATTGATAAATTTGAAAAAGGTGTCAAGAAATTAGACCGCTTTACTGTATCGGTGATAAAAGGTCTTAAATCAGAAGCTTCCAAAACCCGTATATCTCGACTTGGATTTAATAGTAATGCTATATCAGACAGAGCTATTAAAGAACATATTGGTTCCTTTGCTGAGAATTTTAAAGAAGGACATCGTCCTCCGAGCGAGTCTCAACTCAAAGAACTTGACAAATTTGTTGAGGAGTATGAATCTAAGATAGAAGATGACGGTATTGACCCAGCCCTGATTGAAGCACTATTACCTTCTGGTTATGGTGGTATTAAGGAAGGTAAGCTTGACGCTGAAAGTAAACAGATAGTTGCTGAAATAGCTGATATCTTAAAGGAAATGCATAACAAGGATAGTCAAGATATCAATGGTCTTATGAGGGGAATCGTTGGTAAAGACCTTAATGCTATGAATAAGCAAGATTTTAAAGTGTTTAGAAATTGGCTAACAGATATTCGTAGAGGCAACCTTATTCAACGTATGTTCCATAAGCCAGGACCAGTACAGCTTAATAAACGTCATTGGGCTTTATTTCCTAGAGCTGTTAATGCTGAGCTTATGAGAGACGATATTGTTATGATGAAGGAAAAAGGCTTCTTTATAGATAAATTTGGAACTCCCGGAAGGCAAGGTATTCTTATCCGCCCCACCCATTATGTAGATATAGTGCAGAACTTTATTGGTAAGATGAATGACTCTGCTGTAAATGTATCTGACAAGTATATTAAAAGATTTAACGAAGCTATGCATTTTCATAGTGGATTAGAAGATTCTCAGAAGTTATGGGAGGTTGCTATTAGACAGCGTGAAGCTCACTTTACAGAAACTGACCGTATTAGGGCTAGTGATAAAGACCCTGAGGTTAAGAAACGTGCTTTAGCTGAAATATATTCTAGGTTGCATGATGTTGAAAAAGCCAATAATTGGACAGATTTACAAAAAAAGAATTATACTGTTACTGTTGATGGTGTGAGAAAAGATGTTTCTGGTAAAGAAGTTGTTGAACGGATTAATTCAGAATTAACTAGTATTTTTAAGGAAATGCATGGGTTTATTACAGGTAAAAAAGGAGCTTTAGATGAATATCGGTATCAAATGCCTAAAGGTCATGTTGAATATGATTATAAGAAATTTGTAAGGCATCTCCAAGAGCATGTATCTGGTAGAACCCCCAAGGGCTGGGTTAAAGAGGATGTTTCTGATGTACCATCTTATTTTGGTATTGATGGTTTAAGGAAAATAGCTCGTTCAATGCAGATTGATATGATAACTGATAAGAAAATGAGACAAGAAATCGCTTCTCAAGAAGTTGGAGATACTGGAGACTTAGGCGATGCTTATTTCCCTCATATGTTCTTTGATAAGGCAATATCTAAACGTATAATGAAGGATGCTATTAAAAGAATAATAGAGCGTCCTCTTTCTGAGATGACAGAAGAGCAGAAAAAACTAGAGCTTAAAAAGCTTTATTATAAAAACAAGTCTCTTGGTGGAGAAATGAGGTTTGAGGACCTTGAGGATTGGGAGCTAATGGATGATGTCTTAGATGATATAGCTCAAGGAAAGAAAGTTTCTGAGGACAAGATTAAATGGTTCAACTCTAATGAACGTGCTGGTTCGATGAAATCAAGAGAGGTGCACATGGCAGGATGGAGTATTGACCCTGTAGTAGTAGAGTCATATATACGTTCCTTGTCTAACACTTATCATAGACAACTTAATCAAATGTTTGGTCGTGAACAAGTACAGAATATGTATGGACAGATGATAGGTAAGTGGGGTAAAGAACAGACGGTTGCTTGGCAGAACTTTATGAAATTATATATTCAAGATGCTATAGGCAACCCTTCTATTATACCTGAATATATGTATGAAGACCCTAAAATGAAAATAAAGGGGACCCCTTATGCTTGGTGGGCTGATAATCGCGTTAGAGATAGAATTAATAAGTTTGGCAAGGCTTTAGGTTTAGGTGATAAGGCTTTACCAGAAGAGCTTAGAGGAGCAGATACACAGACTATTAGAGCTTGGTCTAATTTAGAAGCTCAATATCAAATGGCTACATTACTTGCCCATCCTAAATCAGCAGTAGCTAATATATTCGGTGGTACTACTCATACTATTTTATCTGCTGGTATAGGCAACTTTATAAAAGCTAAAAGCTATACCCATCTTGCAAAGATTAATCCTAAATGGACTAATAAACAAGCTGTAGATGATTTTGTTACCAGCCAAGGTGTTTTCCCTGAATTTATGCTTTATGAAATGGGACTACAAAAGGCTTTTCAAAATAACAAGGGTAAAGATTTTATAGCAGAATTATCTGCCAAGCTTACTCGTGACCCTGAGATGTCAGACAAGACATTAAGCGAAATAGCTAGTAAATATGGTATTAAAGATACTGTGATGAACTTTGCAGCTAAATTTATGACTGTTCCAGAGCGTATGCTACGTAGAGATGCCTTCATGGCT